TGGGAAAATAAATTATCAGGAGAAATTGGTTGTCTGATAATTCTTAACTCTTACGGTAATGTCTTTAGCTGGGAATCTTACTTGATATATCTGATTTGGTTCAGCAAAGATTGTGTTATCAGTCAGTTGAATTTGTTTTGTAAGAGGATTTGAATATGGCATAGATGTTTCAGCAGAACTATATTGTCCACCTACTCTACCAAAGATTGATATATCACCTACACTAATAACCCCATTTTCAGATTGTATGATTCTATTCAATTCTGAAACTAAAATATCTTCACCCAAACCTCTTAATGTTGGACTAAAGAATGTTGTGATTCTGTCAATAACATTCGAAATAACGACTCCCTGATTTTGAGTTGAATCCAATACAATTTGAACATCAACAGCTAAGTCCAAAACTTCCGCAGTTCCGATGGAAACATAATCATTAATCATTCTGTAATTTGACAAATAAGTTGCCAAATTTTGTTTCAATGTATTTGATACCTCTGATGTCAAATTTCCACTCGGGTCATATGATAGAACATTTACATTGATTTTATTATTGTTTTCTGTAATTGATACCTTCGCTGGAGCACCGAATTGACCTGGCATGTTCCTAATGATTGCCTCGTAGTCATTGATTGTTACCGCTCTGTTTTGTGCTGCGAAGTTAAATGTCACATAGTTTCTAACTTCTTCAGTAGAAGGATAACCAGCACCTCCAATGGCCGCCGTTACGTTATTACAAGTTAATGAGTTAATTACTGAAGTGTTGATGATATCTGATGGTCCGTTCACAAAGAAATCTGTTGCACCAATCTGATTGATTACATTTACGCCTAAGTTAGTTCCAACACCCCCACCAATTCTGTATTGAATAAACAGAGTTGTATTTGCTTTGGGTGTTGAACCCAAAGACATACTGTTATTTTGGTATCTTTGAATCTTAAGTGGTACATCCAACGCGGTAAATTCTCTAAGTTGGTCTTCAGCAGTGTTTGTACCTCCACCGAAAGTAATTTTGGTAAACCCTTCAGGAGTATATTCGGTCATGAATCTCTCTTGGGTTTGGATGTATCTACCAACTTTAATTGCTGGGTCGTCTGATGGTTTTGTAGGGTCTTCGATAAAAACTCTATCTTCGGCTAAAGCAGATACTTCGTACCATCTACCGTCCACACCCAAAAACTCTTGTGCGGTTGGAACATTGGAATATGAAGTTCCGTCTCTTTGGATTATTGATGTCACACCCAAAACATTTTTTTCAGGTAAGAAAAATTCAAAGAAAGGTCTCACATCGTTTGGAGTAATAACTCTTTTGAAAACTTTTGTAATACCATTAATTACCGTCTCACGTTTTGTAATTGTGTAATTGATAAGATTTCCTGATGTATCAAAATTTGGAATTTTCAATCTGTTTGGGAAACCATCTTGGTTAAATGGGGATGCAAAATTGATATCGTAAAGGTTTTCAAATACTTGACCAGAGCCAATGACTTGACTCCCTCTTCTTAAGATACCCAAATATCTTTCATCTTCTTTATCACCAAAAGCCGGTACTGTAATCGAGAAATCTATAAGGGCTATTGAAGGTCTTTGACCAGGTATTTTCAGTCCATAAGTTCTAGCAATATTATAGATTGAAGAACGTTGTTGAGCATATTGAAGAACTGTTTCCTGAATACTTCTGTCAATATGATAATGTAAGTTATCTGCAACAGCCGCATTCAAATCCAAAAATACTGAGAATACAGATGCGTCGTTGAAATTATCAATTAGTTCAGGGTAGTAAGTTCTGGTATAATTGATTAATTCCTGACGAATTGCCGCGAAGTCTCTGACGGTATAAGATATTCTCCTTTGTGCCATATTGTTAAATATTGATGATTACGAAATCTTTAGTGTTGAATACATCATTAGAAATTGCGTAATCAATTCTAACTGTCGCAGTATATTCACCAACATCTTGCTGATATCTTGTGAGTTGAGGGGCAATCACACCACCTGCTGAAGTTGCAGTCAAAGTAGCCGCTTCTCCTGTAGGTGCTGTGATAGAAATATTAGTTAATTGTAGATTTGGCATGTAGGCTTCTACTGAATCTCTAATTTCAGCTTCGATACTCTGAAAGGTTGGGCCGTCCAAGGGCTCAAAGATATATTCCAACAAACGAGTACCAAAGTTCGGAAGAAAATATCTACTACCTTTTCTTGTTAGTAATAGGTGAATCAAATTACTCCTAATCTCTTCAGCGGTGTAATCGGATAAATCCAAATACTTACCATCGAAGGAATCTACGAAGGGGAACGTTAAACCATATGTTTTACCATCAGCCATATCTGATAAATATATCTTGATATTTTTTATAACAAACAAAAAACCCATCAAATTAATGATGGGTTTATAATACATTGTTTCTATTTTATCAACCTAATGATGGATAAATCATGCAGAACAAGTTAAACAATTTGGGTCATCCAATGAACAAACCTTACTCATCATCTCCTCAGTTACACCTAAATCAGATAATTTGTCATCTTGAACTGTTGTATTTTTTACAACAGTTGGTTCTTCCATCGGTTGAAGTTGTGACATGTCGACACCCAATCCTTTAATTGCCGAAGCCTTAGCTTTGGTTCTCAAATAATACATACCAGTCTTTAATCCCAATTTCCATCCATACATGTGTGCCGATGAAAGTTTAGAATGTGTAACATCTTGCATAAACAAGTTCAAAGATTGTGATTGGTCAATGAAGACTGCTCTGTCACGAGCCATGTCTAACAAAGTTTTACCTTTCATTTCCCAAACAGTTTTATATGTCTCACGAATTTCACTAGGGATACTTTCGATATTTTGAACCGAACCGTTTTCAGCAAACAATTGAAGTCTGATTTTTTCATTCCACAACCCAAGGTTTACCAAGTCTTCGATTAAGTATTTGTTGATAATAACATATTCCCCACTCAAAGTGTTTCTTTTATAAAGGTTCGCAGTAAATGGTTCAAAACATTCATTGTTACCCAAAATTTGAGCTGTTGATGCTGTTGGCATCGGAGCCATCAATAATGAATTTCTAAGACCAACCTCCATTACTTCTTTTTTCAAAGAATACCAATCCCACATACCTGATAGGTGGTCTTCAGTATATCCCCACATATCATATTGGAAAATACCTTTTGAAGTTGGGGAGCCTTTGAATGATTCATAGGGACCATCTTTTTTTGCCAAGTCCTTTGATGCTGTCATTGCCGCAAAATACATTGTTTCAAATATATTTTTATTCAATTCTTGAGCTTCTTCACTCTCAAATGATAAACCTAAAAGAGCAAACGTGTCAGCTAATCCTTGAACTCCCAGTCCTATTGGACGGTGTTTCATATTTGAACGTTTGGTTTCAGGTGTAGGATAAAAATTAACGTCAATAACTTTGTTCAAATTAACTGTCGCCTGATAGGTTACATCATAGAGATGTTTGAAATCAAAAGTTCTGAGTTTTTTATTCTTTTCTCTAACTTTCCCACTAGGAATCTCAACAAATTTAGGTAGTGCAATAGACGCTAAGTTACAGACCGCAGTTTCTTTAGAATCGGTGTATTCAATAATTTCTGTACAAAGATTTGAAGACTTAATTGTTCCCAAATTCTTTTGATTTGATTTGGAGTTAGCTTGGTCCTTATACAACATATATGGTGTGCCAGTTTCAATCTGAGCATCCAAAATCTTTTCCCACAAATCTCTCGCCTTCATCACTTTAATAGCCTTTCCTTCCGACTCGTATTTTTCATAAAGTTTGGTAAACTTTTTATCGTCAGGATTATCATACGCATCGACCAAACCAGGTACCTCGTCAGGAGAGAATAGTGACCAATCACCACCAGATTCTACTCTTTCCATAAATAAGTTTGGTGTCCAAAGAGCTAAGAATAAATCTCTAGCTCTCATCTCTTCTTTACCATGGTTCTTACGTAAGTCTAAGAAATCCTCTACATCAGCATGCCATGGTTCTAAATAGATTGCTATCGAACCTTTTCTTTTTCCACCACCTTGGTCTACATATCGAGCAGTTTCATTGAATACTTTCAACATCGGAACAATTCCGTTTGATGTTCCGTTAGTACCTTTAATGTATGCACCTTTTGCCCTAATTTTGTGAATATTAATTCCAATACCACCAGCGTTTTGTGAAATTACCGCAGCATCGCTGAGAGTTTTGTAGATGCCAGGAATAGAATCATCATGAACATCGATTAAGAAACATGATGAAAGTTGAGGACGTTTGGTACCAGCGTTAAACAATGTTGGTGTTGCGTGAGTAAATAAACCTTCACTCAACATATCGTATGTTTTCTGAACCATTTCCAAATTATCTCCCCATATACCTACTGAAACTCTCATGTAAAGATGTTGTGGTGTTTCAGCAACTTGTCCATACATTTTCAGTAGGTAACTTTTTTCCAAAGTTTTGAATCCAAAGTAATCAAAATTGAAATCTCTATCATGTACCATCATTGCATCAAGTTCACGACCATACTTTTCAATCACAGAATATGTTTCGTCTGAAATCATACCAGCCTTTTCACCTGTTTTCGGATTGATATATTCATACAACTTTTTTGCCGTAGAACTAAAGTGTTTATCAACTCTTTTATACAAAGAACTGATAGCAATTCTTGATGCAAGTTTGGAGTAATCAGGATGATTTGTGATAAGTGATGCCGCGGTTTCTGCCGCCAAAACATCCAACTCTTCAGTAGTTACCCCGTCATACAAACCCGCGATGACTTTCCTAGAAACTTCTACATAATCAACATAATCTTCGTTGAGTCCGTATGTTTGTTTTTTAATTCTTGCCGAGATTTTATCAAACTTGACAGGTTCTCGGGTTCCGTCTCTTTTTACTACTTCCATAATTAAAAATCTTCTTCAAAGTTTAGTTCTTTTTCTTCAACATCACCAACACCACTCTTGGAATAATCTGAAACTCTTTTTTCAAAGAAATTTGTTTTGTTTTCCAAAGCAATATTTTTCATGAAATCAAAAGGATTTTCTGAGTTATATACTTTTCCAATACCCAAATCAACCAACAATCTGTCAGTCACATATTCCAGGTATTGAGACATTAATGTAGAATTCATACCAATCAAATCAACAGGAAGTGATTCTGTAATAAATTCTTTTTCAATTTCCAAAGCCGAACCTAAAATTTCAATGACTCTTTCTTTGGAAAGTTTATTTTCGATATGTTGGTTATACAAGTGTACCGCAAAATTTGTATGTAAACCTTCGTCTCGAGAAATCAGCTCATTTGAGAAGCTCAATCCAGGCATCAAACCACGTTTTTTGAGCCAAAAGATTGAACAAAATGAGCCCGAAAAGAAAATACCTTCAACGGCAGCGAACGCCAACAATCTTTCAACAAATGATTCTGAGTTAATCCACTTTAATGCCCATTGAGCTTTTTTCTGTACCGCAGGTACGGTATCAATTGCATTGAACAATCTATTTTGTTCTTCTTTATCTTTAATATAGGTATCTATCAAAAGTGAGTAGGTCTCTGAGTGAATGTTTTCCATCATTATTTGGAATCCGTAGAAGAACTTAGCTTCAGTATATTGTACTTCTTTGACGAAGTTTTCAGCCAAGTTTTCATTAACAATACCATCACTTGCTGCGAAGAACGCTAACACGTGTTTAACGAAGTGTTTTTCACCCTCATTTAATTTTTCCCAATCGATTAAGTCTTGAGACAAATCGATTTCTTCCGCAGTCCAAATACATGCTTCAGCTTGTTTATATAATTTCCACAAGTCATGATGTTGTATAGGGAACAACACGAAACGTCCGGGATTTTCTTGCAAAATCTTTTCCATATTCTTTATAAAATTTAATTTGTATGTTCTCTTTGTTTTCTTTTTTCCATAAGTTCTTTGATTCGGTCTCTGTTTTTCTCCTCTTTCTTTTCTTCAAATCCTAAGAAAGTTACAGAGCTTTCCGTATCAATATCCAACAACTCGTTGTTGAACTTACAGTTTTCAAAGACAACTCCGTCCTTACCAACACGTGATTTGGTAATTGCGATAGTTGCTAAATTCATTTCTTTTTGTTGTAATGTTTTTGCCACAGAAATGATAACGTGACCTACTTGTGCTTTTTTGATAGAACCACCCATCTGGTCGGTGGTAACAACCTCAGAAGATATAGAGCTTCTGTTACCCTGTGTTGCAGTCCAACCTACAACTCCTAATTCATGACACAGTGCTTCGTATCCACGCATGACCGAACCTTCACTTTTCCACTCGTCACCCAAGTTTCTGTCAGGAACAATACAATCGATGTAGTCCAAAACTATCATATCAATTCGATGTCCATCGGCAATCATTTTACGAATCATATTTTTAATTTGATTCATGGTAAATTGGTCTGATGGTAACTTTTTGAGAAACAACTTGTTTGTCATTTCCTCTTTGACTTGACGTGCCTTTTCCAAAACTTCTTCACGGTGACTTGGTAGTTCATCGGGAGCGATTCCTGTCCACATCGTAAAGTGTTTTCTTTGGATTACTTTTGGATTGTCCTCAAAGAATAATTGTAATACGTTGTATCCATTGTTGAATGCACTGTTAGCAATTTTAGATAGAATAGTTGTTTTACCCACACCTGTTGGTGCTAATATTACACCTAACTCTCCTTTAGCAAGCCCACCTTTCAGTAGCTTGTCAATACCACTAATTCCCATCGGAATTGGGTGTCTAAAATCTTCATTAAGGACATCATCAAGATTATTGAATACGTCCTCGATTTTATTACCATTTTCACCGATTTGGATTGCGGCTCTGAATAGTTCTTCAAGTTTTTCGTAGTTCTCAAACTCACCATTATCAAGAATTTTTTGGGATTTGACAATGGCTTTTTGAAGCTCTTGTTGTTTACAAAACTTGAGAGCCTTTTCTTGAACAAAACTTGCACCTTCAATCGAGGAGTCTTGAATTTGTTTGATTGTATCGTTGAGTATTTTCAACATGAGTTCTTGTGGGAACTCACTCTTTACTACCTGTCCGAGAGTTTCAAACGATGGTGTGCAGTCATACTTAGAATAATATTCCTTAGTTAACTGCAACAAAGTTTTGAAGTATTTGTTCTCAAAATGAGAAGGTTCAATTACGTCAATGATGGAATGAGCAAAGTCCTTGTCCAGTATTATTTGATTTAGTAATTGTAGTTGAAATGTATTTCCTAAGTATTCGAAATTCCTATTTGACATAATTTATTTTTTCCCTTTTCTGTAAGTTATAAATACCTCAAGCGAGTTGATAATTCAGGTAACTTGTAGTAAAATTTTCACCTGAAAATATGTCAGTTAGGTCGCGAAGCACAGTTTTTGCTTGCTGGCGGATGTCTACGGTGTATCTTATTTTAGGTGGGAAAATTTTTGCATCAAGGATTCTATGACAAATTGTCTGCTCCCCAATTTTTACGTAAAAATGAAATACTTCAGGTCCATCGGTATTATTAGTTTCCAAAATAGACGCATCCTC